CTTCAACGCTTGAGTTTTCCCGAGCTACAACTCTTGAGTTTTCCCGAGACGATCTAACATAAATATACTCAGCAGATCTAATTTCAATGAATGTATATTCATTGAGCTTTAATGGTAGCGCATCTAATTCTGCTTGCGTTTTAATTACTATTGTTTTCATTCTTCCCCTCATAATTATTAAAGTCTCTAAAATCAGGTCCAGTTATCAGCTCAAGTACTACTACTGCGATAAATAAAATCGGATATATGGTTAAGCACACGATAAACAGAGGAATGATCCAAAGGTATTTCATATTAACCCCAGAGTAGAGCTTAATATTAGCGACATCATAAGCACCCACAAGGCAAGTACTGTATATTCTAAGTATTTCACAACGCCGCCGGATTCTGTAAAAACACGAATATAAAAGAAGATGCGGCCATAATAGCAGCGATTACAATCAGTAACATTTTTAAGTCGTCTTTGGTTTTCATTTCTCTGCCCCTATACTTCTTAGATATGTTTTAATAAATCCGTCGTACCTAATGCGCTCAGTTTCTTTTACTATCAAATCAATCTCTTTACAATTGTGCCGTATATACTTTTTTTCATCTGGATTTATTTTTACCGGAGAATTGCCACAGCACCAATTCAACGAGTGCCCGTCTTTCATTTTATTAACAATGAACACAACAAGATCGTCATATGTTATATTAACTCGTCTACATTTCCGGCGAAGACTGATCATGAACCATCCACTTTCGTCGAAGCGATAACTCTTTTCCGTCAACAGATACCCAGTAAAATCCTGCGTGGGCGTACCTAATTATTGTCCCCTTTTTTGTATTTGAAAACTGCTGGGACGACGAGACTTTAATGACCGTAACTTGGTCGCCTGGCTTCAAGTCTGGCTTTATCATAATAACTGGAGACCTTGTTTTTTAGCTGACTCATATATTTCATTTGCTGAATTTCCGATTTTATAAAATGATGACAGTCCTTTTGTTTTCAAAATATCTTCCACTGGTTTTTTACTTCGCTTAAAAAGATTGGCGATCCTAAACCCGCTCAACTCTAACTCTTCAAGCCTTACTATTATAATATCTTTTGATTCTCTGCATACCGAGTACAACATTTCATTTCCGCTGTTAGTTCTAATCACTATCGGCGCAACTGACAAAACAACTCCTACATTTGAAAACATCTTACCAGAGAACGAGAATACGGACTTATACAACACAAGGTCTCCAGTCCTTAATATGTCATTTAGCTGCAAGTACCTAGCGCCTGAAATTTTAGAACTAAATAATTTTAATAATATTCGTTTAACCATTCTTGAGCTGCCTTTCTTCCATATGAAAATGCTTGATTGAAATCTTCATAAAACGGGTTATTTTTTATAATCTCTAACATTTCTTGCATGGGCATTTCTTTTGCGACTGATGCAAATCCAGCAGCCCAGGCCATAACTAAATAATCTTTCATCTTAATACTCCTGTGCCATTCGCGTGTAAATATAAGCTGGGTTTGTCCCACATGCGACTGAATACTTTCCAGGAACAGATGCTGATCTAACAGCCGTACAAGTATAAGTACCATTAACGTCGCAATTCTGAGGCCCTGATATCGTGAGCTTAAACTGAACTTGTGAGTTATCGGAATAAGTAACTTCATATAAGTATGTATCGCCGCATGACTCATTATACCCAGTGCAGTCCGAGAACAATCCAATCACCTGATGATTAGAATCATTCTTAGCTGTTCCGTTCATCCAAGTAGCGCATGACTTAGCTGTTCCACCAGTGGCACCGCCTGATCCAGACGAGCTGCCAGACCCGCCACCTGAGTTAGAACAAGCAGCAGTCGTTAGTGCGACTAATATTAGTATGTATTTCATATTAAACCTCGCTTTGTGAGTACAGAATATCACAACGCAATACTTTTGCAATACTTATTATTAAATAGGTAAATCTTTTTCGTCAGCAGCAGACTCAATAACCGTCTCAATTTTAGATTTACTATTAGTTACAACAACTTCTGCAGGCTCTGCGGTTTCTTGCGGCGCATCTAAATCGTACAATTCATCATCGGCGGTGATCGTTTGTTCTAAATCGGTACTCATCGGCAAGCGTTTCGACAGTCTTCTGATCGCTGTTTTCTTCCACATTTCACCTTCAAACGCACCAGACCAAGGGCCTGAATCTTTCGATTTCGAAACATTACGAACGTCCATGACCTGATTATATGTGAGCACTTCTATATATACAGCGCCGTCCTTTGTTTTCGCGAGCGCATACACGCCAATCGGATTTCCTCGATCCGAGAACAAATTAGGCTCGTGCTGTAAATGTTCACCGTCTGCGTCCACCCAGTATTTAAACTTATCTTTTTCGAAAACGACTTGTGCCGTGATCGACGATAACTCGCCAGAGTTTCTAACTTTCTTTAATATCCCGGCCAACATCGGCATATACTGAGCAGTCGTGCCTCCTGTTTTATTCTTAAACGTAACAATCGCAGCTTCTTTACCGTCCGGCAGCAATCCATCCTGAGCTGACTTCATAACTGCCGAGAACAAACTAGACCTGTCTGCTTGAGCGAGTGCAGGCGTGGACCCAACAGCTGTAATTAGAACCCTTGTAAACTTCTCTTGTGAAATATGCTTAGGCAGTGCTGCTTTAAACTGTGGACCCATTTTAGTAATCGACATTTTTAAACCGTCAACAACTGATAATTCTTTACTCATCTTGTTTCTCCATTCTTTTGTTATAACATTTTTCGCACAAATAATTTTCGTCTACTTCTAATTTCCCACGGCAGTCGGCGCATTCGTCCAACTCTCTGCCGTCCCAAACATCATCGCGCCAGTTCCACGGTGCAAGCTTATCATTATAATTAACGTTATCAGGTAAGTTACTCATTTAGGCGTCACCCGAAACCCTCTATATCCTTTCCTTTTAACTGTGTATTCAGACTCTTTAACTGGCCCTGCACTAATAATAAACGCTGGACTGATAACCTTATCAGCGTCTCCTATCTGCTCTAATAACTTAGCTTTAATCTCAGTCTTTTTCTTTTCTATCACTTTCTCTTGTTCGCATGTCTCTAAATACTGAGCAGCTAGCAGCGATATCTCGTTACTTGCTTCAATCAATTTACCAGGCGTCACAGTTTGCAGCGATTCGATCACAGACATTGAGTCTCTCTCCCAGTCGATCGCAGGCTCTTTTAACGTATTCACATCCTCCCAGAATTTTTTAACTGTTTTTTTAATCGCAGTTCCTACGGCTGGGCTGTATTCCACATCTAACACCTTCGCAGAATTACCGCCAACAAGAGCCACGAGCTTACACTTTTTAAACCCACCAACTAACATCTGATGCTGCACTTGAAACTGAATATGCAACGGCGGCTCTATTAATTTAGATTCATTAACCCACTCAGTTTTAAACACTAACGAGTCAACGTTTTTAATTTCCATAATTTCCGAATCGCTAATTTTAAAATCGAACGATGACCCAATTCTGTATTCAATATCTCTTATATAATCAGTAAGCGGCTTGACTTCTATACCTAAATCCTTGGCGACTCCGTAACCAATTGCTTCCTGCAGCCTAGTTCCCCACTTCATACGCTCGGACTCTTCAAACGTTATTGTTTCGCCAGATGTTTTATTCTGGTACAGCTGCCACTTTGTCAGATACTTATTACATCCAAACAGCGCAGACACTTCTGTACTCGTCACATCTTGATGGCGCTGTGCTAGCCAATATTCTCTTGAAACAAACGGTATTACCTGTTTCATTATCACCTCGACCTAAGTCCGTTACTAATCGTTACAAAGGAGTAAAACATATGAATAAAAACAAATACAACAAGAAACTTGGTGAGCTTGTAAAAATTCGCCGCACAAAAAAACTACTAACGCAGCAAGAATTATCAGATCTCGTTAAAATTCACAGGGTTAGTATAGCGAGAATCGAGTCAGGTAATTATAATTTAATGTTAACCGACGGCGTCAACTTAGCGAACGTCCTTAATATCAAACTTCAAAACATAAAAGCTTAACTATTAGTTACTTGAGGGGATTAAATGCAACTTAGAGATTATCAACTGGATATCATCAACAAGGTACGCGCCAGCATGTCGTCTGGCTGCAAACATAATCTAATAGTTAGCCCGACTGGATCTGGCAAAACCGCATTAACTGCGCATATGATTAAATCAGCTGCTGATAAAGGCAAATCGGCACTATTCATCGTCCACCGGCGTGAACTAATAAAACAATCTGCTGCTGCGTTCGACGCCGTTGGGATTAATTACGGCATAATTTCGAGTGATTTTCCAGAGCGTCCATTTGCACCAGTTCAGATCGCAAGTATGCAAACGCTAACCCGTAGACTTAATAAACTTGTGCGAGTTCCTGACTTAGTTATTCACGATGAGGCTCATCATATAGCGGCTAAGAACTGGTCAAATTTATTTCATCACTTCGATAAATCATATCATATAGGACTCACAGCAACACCTAGAAGACTCGACGGCAAGGGACTTGGTAATTACTTTAAAAACATGGTCGAAGGAATCACAACGGCTGAGCTCATTAAATCAGGATACCTTGCGGATTATAAATACTTTGCAGGTCATTCTCTTGATTTAACAAGTGTCCATACTCAGATGGGCGATTACAAGAAATCAGAGTTAGCAGGTCTTGTGACTGAGAATCAATTCGTCGGCAACGCGGTTAACGAATACAAGAAACATGCATTAGGCAAGCGGGCCGTGGTATTCTGTGTGAACATCGATCACGCAACAATCATGCGGCGCAAATTCTTAGACGCCGGAATACCCACAGCTCATCTGGACGGCGAGACTCCAACTCACGAACGCGATCAAACAATTGATAAATTCAAATGCGGTGAGATTCATGTATTAACTAACGTCGATTTATTCGGCGAAGGTTTTGATTTGCCAGCAATCGAGTGCGTGATTTTATTACGTGCTACGCAATCACTTTCTTTATTTCTTCAACAAGTAGGCAGATCGCTCAGACCAAGCCCAGGAAAATCTCACGCTATTATAATAGATCATGTCGGAAATTTAAACAGACACGGACTGCCGGACGATGAAAGAGCGTGGACGCTTGACGATAAAAAGAAAAAAGATCCCGAGCCAAACAACCGTATTTGTCCTAAATGTTATGCAGCCGCCAGGACTAACGTCTATATATGTGCAAACTGCGGCGAGCCACTTACTAAGCCTAGTGTCCCAAGAGATCCCAAATATCTCCAAGAAGACTCAACAGAATTAAAAGAGATCGATAAATCAGCGCGTCCAAAAAAAATAGATCTTGCAAGAGCTTCAGCAAAAACAGAGGCTGATTTAGTTAAACTAGCTGTTAGTCGTGGTTACAAGAGTCCGCACCGCTGGGCTCATCATATATTCCAGGCCAGGCAGCGCAAGAAATTGGGGATTAAATAATATGTCTGAGAAACAACTTATGAACGAGGTCCAACTTTTATTCACTGACAACAACGACCGGCTTTTTCGGCAGAACACTGGTAAGGCTTGGGCTGGTAAGGTTATCAGGCAAGACCAGGGCACTATCACTCTATTAAACCCGCGTCCGCTTATCGCTGGCTTATGCGTGGGCTCGTCAGATACGTATCGCTCAATTCGCAGCTATTGAAATCAAGCACGGTAAAACTGCAACAACGCCTGATCAGCAGAATTTCGTTAACGCTGTGAACGCAGCTGGCGGATACGCTAGAATCATTCGAGATCTTGAGGGCCTTAAATAAATGATCAACGACATACAACAAATCAAATCACAACTTCAGGCCGTGCATAACCTAATCATTCCAGACCTATTACCGGGTGGAAAACTATCTGGTAACGAGTATGCGGCGGCATCTGTTCGCGGCGGCCAAGGCAATTCTTTTTCTATTAATATTAATTCAGGCAAGTGGGCAGACTTCGCGACCGGCGAAAAAGGCGGCGACGTTATATCTCTTTTCGCGCATCAGGAATCTATCAGCCAGAAACAAGCGGCGATCACTTTATCTGAACGATACTTATCAAACTTACCAACCAACTTATCTTATCCGACGAAACCAGACCAAGGTCCTAGGTCTACTATTATAAAACCGCCGGCTAATCATGCGCGTCCTGGTATGTTCAATCAACGTCTTGGCGGCGATCCCGAACTTGTTCATATATATAAGGACATCGACGGGCTCCCGCTATTCTATGTGGCGAGATATAGTAACAACGGCGACAAACAGTTTAGGCCGTTCTGCTTTCAATCTGATGGCAAGTGGGTTAATCGTGGCTGGCCTACACCTAGACCTTTATATAACCTCGATAAAATCTATGCGGACAAGGATAAACCGATTCTAATCGTCGAGGGAGAGAAATCAGCTGACGCCTGCGAGAAAATAACCAAGGCTTATATCGTAACCACCTGGCCAAACGGAGCTCAAGCTCATGACAAATGCGATCTTACTCCTTTGTATAACCGCGACGTTCTTTTATGGCCTGACGCCGACGACGCTGGTAAAACTGCAATGGGACTTCTATCGGCAAAACTTATTAATCACGTCAAAACCCTTAAAAAAATCGAGACTGATCGGGCTGATGGATGGGACGCGGCTGACGCTTTAACTGAGCCAGGTTTTAAGTTTCAGGCATGGGCCAAGCCTCTTGTAATTCAATTAGATAAACCAAAACAAATCGAGCTTGTTGACGCCGACGATGCAACATTAGACGCCGACGACGAGCAGCGATTACCAACCAATTTAACGGATTTATATATCCATTTAGGACTTGCCATGACAGAAGAAAAAGTACCAAAAGTCATTCTCAACGCTGAGAACGTATTCAAAATCTTAACCGCTATGCCCGACTTCAAAGGAAAACTGTGGTATGATTCTTTTTACCGGCGTAAATACACTACTCTTTTCGGAGAGAATTCAAGGCCATGGGAGGATGTGGACTCGATTCGGGTCTTGGTCCAGCTTCAATCTAAGTTCAAGTTATCTAAACTAGCCCAAGCCACGGTATTCGAGGCGATCAGTTTATATGCTCACAATCATATTAGGAGCGAGCCTGCTGATTACTTCAACTCACTCGTTTGGGATGGCACACCACGAGTATCTGAGTTCTTTATAAGAGCTTGTGGCGCGGACGATAATGAGTACACCCGCGCCGTCAGTGAGAATATGTTCACTGCAATCGCTGCCCGCGTCTTAAGTCCAGGATGCAAATTCGACAACATGGTAATTCTTGAGGGCAAGCAGGGTACTTATAAATCTACAGTACTGCGAGAAATAATAGGAGACGCTTGGTTTTCTGAGGCATCATCGTCATTGGATAATAAGGATTTCGAGCAGTCTTTGGTTGGCAAAATCATCGTTGAATTCGACGAGCTAGACCAGTTTCGTAAATCAGACGCCAATCTAATTAAGAAGAAACTCTCAACCGCATCAGATGATTACCGTCCAAGTTATGGCCGCGAGAACGTTAAAGTCGGACGAACCTGTATATTTGTCGGTACAACGAACCAAGAAAGCTACTTAAAAGACCCCACCGGAGCTCGCAGATTCTGGCCTGTTACCATCCAATTATGTGATATCGAGTACACCAGGCAGCACCGCGAACAACTATTAGCTGAGGCTGTGCATCGTTTTAAATCAGGTCTCCCATTTCACATCGTGCCTAAAGAACAAGCAGAATTAGAGCAGGCTGCAAGATACGAGCAGGACGAATGGATCGATGAAATTGAGCATTATTTATCTAAGAATCAGTTTTTAAGCTTCTCATCTTTAGACATTTGGACAGGGTGCTTTTTATCTGACGTGGTTAAATTCACCAGGTTCGAACAGATGAGAATCGCCAATTGCCTTAGAGTTTTAGGTTATAAACAGAAGGTATCTAAGCTTCCTAACCGCAAATCAGTGCGTCTTTGGACTAGGGTTTAACGCTACTAGTCTGCATAATTATGCAGTAATGGTCTACATATCTAATCTAAGGTCTACGCTCGGTCGTAGGCCTTTTTTTTAAGCATTTTTTAATTGATAACAATTCTCATTTACATGTTTGCTTATTATTTAAGCTGTCTACGCCAAAAGATCCGTAGGCATGTAGTCATGTAGACCAATTAGTAGACAAAAAAACCTAATGATTTCGAGGTACTTATATACTGTCTACATAGTCTACATATAAATATATTTAATAATGTATATAGAGTACTATATATACGCTATTGAGAACCATTATCATTTACTGTATTTTAAGGTGTTATAGGAAACCGTGGTAGACATCTGTGTACAACGTAGACAGACACTTATGCAGATTTGCATAAACATAACGCGGTTCGGCTTGAATCCAGGGGGTTAATTCGTAGTTTTGCCCCTGCGTTGCGGTTCGGCTTGAATTTAACAAACTCACGAGTAACTATAAACACATGCGAGACGTTACGCCTGTGGGTGAGGTTCCAAATTCAGTTATCGTTTTTTCAGATCCAAATCTGATGGATCGCATCATTAGTCATGTTACCTGCGGCGGCTCTCTAATTAGTCTTGCTCAAGTTTTGGGCGTTACATATCAGGCTCTAAACGCCTTTGTGCGGGCAGATCAGAAAAGGCTAGCCGGATATACCCAAGCCCTAGAAGATCGCAAGGAATGGGCTCGTGAGAAGATTCTGCAAGAGATTCGAGACATAGGCGCATATGACATCCGTCAAATACTTGACGCAGATGGTAAAGTTAAACCGCCGAGCGAATGGCCAGACGCGGTTGCTAAATCTATTTCTGGTTTAGATATCAGCGAACTATTCGAAGGTTCAGGCGAAGAACGAACCCAGGTCGGCTGGACCAAGAAAATCAAAACTGTGGATAAACTAAAAGCGCTAGAAATGGCAGCCAAGAATCTTAATCTCTTAACTGAGAAGGTCGAGCATTCAGGCAAGGTTACGCTTGACCAGTTAATAATGGCCACACAGACTAGACCTAATGACTCCTCAGACAGTAATAAATAAATGGGCCAATGATCCAGTAGCATTTGTCCGAGAAGTATTCCAAACTGAGCCCGATTTCTGGCAGTGTGACGTTTTAAAAGGAATAGTTAAAAACCAACGAACTGCAATGCAAGCGTCTAAGGGCGTCGGCAAATCAGCGTTACTTGCATGGGTAGGCTGGTGGTTCCTTGTTACAAGACCGCATCCAAAAATTGCAGCAACTTCTATCAGCTGGGACAACTTATCTGATGGCCTCTGGACCGAAATGGCGAAGTGGCAATCCAAATCTGAGCTGCTTAAGCATCAGTTCACATGGACCAAGACTCGCATATTCAACAAAGAGTTTCCAGAAACCTGGTATATGACAGCAAGAACTTGGTCTAAATCTGCAGACTCAAGCCAGCAGGCTGATACACTTGCAGGGCTACATGCTGATTTCCTGATGTTTATTCTTGATGAGGTCGGCGGCATACCTGACGGCGTTATGGCTGCCGCAGAAGCTGGTCTTGCATCTGGTATCGAAACCAAGATCATCATGGCTGGAAACCCAACACATTTAGAGGGTCCATTATACCGAGCAGCAACAACTGAGCGACACTTATGGGCTGTGACTGAGATCACATCAGATCCAGATTCTGACAAAAGATCAAACCGAGTAAGTCTACAATGGGCCAAAGAACAGCGCGACAAGTACGGCGCAGACTCTCCGTGGTATATCGTGAACGTTCTAGGGAAGTTCCCACCGACATCAATCAACAGCCTGCTAGGTCCAGATGAGGTCACCGCCGCAATGAAGCGCGGCTTGAGATTGCAGGATTATGAACACGCACAGAAACGATTAGGCGTTGACGTTGCAAGGTTCGGGACTGATCGAACTTGCATATTTCCACGACAGGGACTCAGGGCTTTTAAACCACACGTTATGATGGGTGCCAGATCTAACGAGATCGCAGCCCGTGTCGCAATGGCTCGGTCGAAGTGGGGATCTGAAATGGAGTTCATCGACGGAACTGGTGGGTTCGGTTCTGGCGTCGTTGATTCTTTGATTCAATCTGGACTCGCGCCCCAAGAGATTCATTTTTCAGGCAAGGCAACTGATCAGGCGTATTTTAATAAGCGCGCCGAAATGTGGTTTCGTATGTCGAACTGGATTAAGCGCGGCGGCTGTATTCCTGAAAACTCTGAACTTGTCCGCGAATTAACAGCACCGACATACTCATTCAAAGACGGCAAATTCTTGCTTGAGCCAAAGGAACAAATAAAAGAACGGCTAGGTTTTTCCCCAGATTTAGCGGACGCGTTAGCTTTAACATTTGCACTGGACGAAATGCCATCGTCAAATAGTCCATATGCTTACTTGAATAACTCAGGTAAAGCCAAAGCGGAGTATGACCCACTTGGAACTAATTATTAAATCAGTAGATTTAGAATCAGTCTTGCCGGAAGTCCTGCCGATGATGGCCAGTCATTTCAAAGAGATCTCTCATCTTGAAGGTGAGTTTGATCCAGACGTTTCAAAATATGTGCAAATGAATAAAGCAGGATCTTACGAGTTTATTTGTGCGTATATCGGCGACTCAATAGTTGGTTATGCCGGTTATTTCATGGGTCCACATCAGCACTCTAAATCGAAATTAGTTGCATATCAGGACATGATTTATCTTGCTCCGATTTGCAGAGGTGGCGGCTTGGGTCGCATGTTGATTCAAGAATCTGACAACATCTTACAAGCTAAAGGAGCACATTCTATTATGAATTCAGTTCCTTGTAAGAACGATTTCGGGCAAATGCTTGAGGGTTTAGGGTACATTTACACAGATAAATTATATATTCGGAGGTTTTAACATGGGCGGCGGCGGTGGTGGTGCGGCGATTCGTACCGATAACGTGTTTAATTTTGCAGGTGATGTTGTTAGAGCGGTTGCGTCCGGCGGTCTTGATAATGCATCAGACGGCGATGTTGCTGGTGTTATTGAAGAATCAGTAACCGGAGAAAAAGCAAAAGCTGCAATGGCTGGTGAAGCTAAAAAAGCAGAGACTAAACAGGCACAAAACGAAGCTAAACTTGCTGAACAAGAAGCTAATATGAAGCTTGCAAAAGATGCTGCTTCAAAACGTGCTCGACAAAAAGCATTAGGTGGTGGTCGAGGTAGATCATCAACGATTTTAACTTCCCCACTAGGTGGAACTCCGGCAGATGCTGCGGCCTCATCTGGTAAAACTCTGTTAGGAAGCTAATGGAATATAAAAACCTACGCCAAAGATTTGATCTGATCGTGAGCCAGCTTGAAAGCGAGCGGTCGTCATTTTTACCACACTGGCGAGAATTATCTGATTACGTTCTTCCAAGGCGCGCAAGGTTTAACATCTCTGACGTTAACAAAGGCGACCGGCGAAATCTTAAAATATATGACAACACAGCGACGCTTGCAGCTAGAACCTTATCAAGCGGCATGGTTTCTGGGATCACATCACCGGCTAGACCTTGGTTCAGGATAACAACTCCAGATCCAGAAATGGCTGAGTTTGGATCTGTTAAAGCGTGGCTTGATATCGTTCAGAATCGAATGACAACATCTTATCTGAGATCTAATTTATATAACACTTTGCCGACGATGTACGGCGATCTTGGAACGTTTGGGACAGCGCCTATTTCAATTGAGGAAGATTTGAACGGTGAAGTTTTTACGACTAAATCATTCCCGATTGGATCTTACATGATCGCAAAAGACGACATGGGAAAAGTTAATACGTTTTTCCGTGAGTTCAGAATGACAGTAGCTCAACTGTTAGAAGTGTTTGCTGTTAAAAATAACGGCAAAATGGACTGGTCTAATATTTCACTTCATGTAAGAAACTTGTATGATGCTGGAAATATTCAGGCCTGGGTAGATGTCTGCCATATGGTTATGCCTAACCCTGATTATGATCCGAATAAACCGCTCGCTAAGTTTAAAAAGTACCTTTCTTATTACTACGAGAAGGGGACAAATTACGGCGGCTCTCGAAATGACGATGTTCACTTAAGAGAATCAGGGTATGATTACTTTCCTATTCTATGCCCTCGCTGGCAAACTACTGGCGAAGACGTTTATGGAACAAGCTGTCCAGGGATGGATGCTCTTGGTGATATCAAGCAGCTTCAGCACGGCGAAAAAAGAACTATGGAGGCCATCGATAAAATGATCAGGCCGCCAATGACTGGGCCTACGTCATTAAGAAATCAGCCAGCATCGATCTTGCCAGGTGACATAACGTACGTTGATGCTGCGAATGGCGGCGGGTTTAGGCCGGTGCATGAGGTTAATTTTAGAATCCAAGAAATGGAAATGAAACAGAATCAAGTGCGCTCAAGAATACAGCGCGCTTATTATGAAGATCTTTTTCTAATGTTAGCTAACTCGGATCGTCGTCAGATTACAGCTAGAGAGATCGAGGAGCGGCATGAAGAAAAACTTCTAGCCCTTGGTCCAGTGCTAGAGCAATTGAATCAAGATTTACTAGATCCGATGACTGATATTGTTTTCGACATCCATGTCAGACAAGGGTTAATCCCGCCTCCACCTCCAGAATTGCAAGGAATGCAGCTTAAGGTTGAGTACATCTCGATCATGGCTCAGGCTCAAAAAATGCTCGGCATCGGTGGCATAGAACGGTTCACTGGATTTGTCGGACAAATGGCAGCGTTTGACCCGTCTGTTTTAAAGAAGATTAAGACTCATGATATCGTGGACAAGTATGGGGATATGATCTCGGTGCCTCCATCGATTATTAGATCAGACGATGAGGTTCAGGAAATGGAACAAGCTGAACAAGCTGCAGCTCAACAGGCTCAGCAAATGCAGATGTTACAGGCTGGCGCTGGTGTAGCTAAGGATTTATCTCAAGCTCAAGTTTCTGATGATCAGAACGCGCTTAATGCGCTGCTGGGTATGTAATGGCGGTCGTTCCTTATTCAGTAACGCCAATATTGACATGGAAAGATAAAGCCCATGTAATAACATGGACGGGGTTAACAGAATCAGATTCTGGATCCCCGCTCGAAATGCCTGGATCAGCAGATAGATCAGTTCAAATTACCGGCTCGTTTGGTTCTGGCGGTTCGTTAAGAATCCAAGGATCGAATGATGGAACTAACTGGAATACGCTAACAGACCCACAAGGTAATGATATAAACATAACAGCCTCAAAGATTGAGCAAGTAATGGAAGTTGTTAGATACATGCGTCCAATTGTGACCGCTGGATCTAGCGTGAATTTAACTGTTTCAATTCTAGTAAGGAGACCTTAGAATGAGTTTTTCAAACACAGCGGAAACCGCGATTAATACTTATATATTTATTGGGACTGATGTCTCGTGGAATGCAAATACAGATTTGTATTTTGCGCTATACACATCTGATCCTGGAGAAGCTGGCTCGGCAGTAACGAACGAGGCTACTTATACAAATTACGCTCGTGTTGCTGTAGCAAGAGCTACAGATTTAACAGTTTCAGGTGCTACGGTAGAGAATGCCGTTCTTGTGCAGTTCCCGATTTGCGGAGTTACATCGAACACAGTTACTCATGTCGGTATTGTGACAAGCTCGTCAGGTGCGGGGACTTTGATTGTTTCAGGTGCATTAGCATCTTCTCAGACTATTCAGAACGGAAACCAACCGCAATTTAATGCTGGGGATTTTGTCTTTACAATAGACTAGGAGTTAGTATGGCTTGCACTAACTTAAGACAATGTCTTGACGCCATGAAAGCGACTGAGCGAGATATTATTATCCGCAAGGTTCCGTCACAAGTTACTGTTGCAGGAAACTGGTTTGATCTTAATATGTCACCAGGAAATCCAAAGCCATTTTACTACGCATCGCCTCCGCTTGAGGCTGTGGCATTAACAACTTCAGATGGCGGCATTCAGCATGGCGGTTTAGTTACGCCAAGTCAGAAGTATTTAAAACGTGCGCTGATGATGTCAGGATCAAGCACAGGCTTACCAATGTCGATGATCTCTTGTGATTACTTAATGTATTATCCATTTTGCGATATGGGTGAAACCGAAGCACAGCCGTTGGTTAATGATGTTACATTACCAAGGCACACGGATGGCGAAGGTGTTCGGATCATGGCCGTACTTGTCGCCGCAGGAGCTGGTGGGCAGACGTTTCAATGCTCATACACGAATAGCGACGGCGTTGCTGGAAGGCTTACGACTGTGACGATTATGAATACCTCAACGGCAATTGGGAACTTGGTGTCGTCTCAACGGACTAACGCTTCAGCAAGTGGCCCGTTCTTACCGTTGCAGGGTGATGATACTGGCGTTAGATCTATTGAATCTGTGCAAATGATCTCAGGTGCTGACGTTGGGTTGTTTACTTTGGTACTTGTAAAGCCACTAGCGCAAATGCAGATTATAGAACAAACTGCGCCTTGCGAAATTGACTATGCAAGAGATGCTCAAGGGTTCTATCCTGTTATCGAAGATGGTGCTTATTTAAACTATATATGTTGTCCGAACGGATCATTGTCAGGTGTAGTGCTGATCGGCGAGATGACTTTTTTTTGGGGGTAAAATGATTTCGAGTATTGAAGATATCCAGCTTGCAAACGCAGACGGTAGATCAATCAGAGTCGATTGGAATAAGAACATGCTTCCGACAACTGCGGCGGTCGCGTCTGAGAGTTCGTTCTTAGCAAGAGGTGGTGGTAATCCTGCGGCAGATGCTTTATATAACACAGGGACCAACTTAACTTTTCAAGCGGTATCTGATTCGACGGCTAACTGCGGATCGATCCAGCATGGTGGGATTAAGGCTCCTTACCATAAACAGATCGTAAACGCTACGGCCTCAACGACTGCATCAACGACTGCACCTTGTATTTTAACCTTAGTTGATTTGGTTGGTTTTTACAGAGTTACGTCTGTGACAACAACTACATCACAAGCAATGACGAACACATTAGGGCAGACATCTACTTTCACGGCTGATGCTGGTACGGATGTTATCACTCATTCAAATTATAACTTACTCACTGGCACAAGATTGCAATGTACTACTACTACGACATTGCCAGGTGGATTATCACTTGCGACTGATTATTATTTGATTCGAGTTACCGATACAACAGCGAAACTTGCAACATCTTACGCTAACGCGATTGCAGGTTCTGCGATTAATATTACAGATGCAGGAACAGGAACACACACTTTGAACTGGCTTTTACCCAGATGGACCAACGGTGCGGGTGTTCAGGCTATTATGTGGAATACGAACGCGACCGCATTAGGTGCTGCGACTCCAAGCTTGAGTTTACCAAATTACACCAACAGCGAACAGACATCAGGTCGAGCAACTCCTACGACTTTGCCAATTGGAAAAACAGCCGCAGCAAATGGCCTTATCCCCTACTCAGGTACAGGGAGCGGAAAGTACCCTATGTTTATGCCGCTACAAGGTGCAGACGGTGGTGTAGCTCAAGTTAACAACGTGCAGATCTCGGTCTCGTATGTATCGGGCGAGTTCAGTGTTGGACTGGTTAAGCCATTACTTACAATGCCGATCACAACTCTTGGCGTGGCATCTGAGCGCCAATTCGTTTTAAACGCTCCAAGAATTTATGACGGTGCAAATTTGCATTGGATTATTAATCACGGCGCTGCAACTCCTACTAACTCATCTTTGTACGGTCACTTCGACATGGTGTGGACTGCATGAGTTACCTGGTCGGGAACTACTCAATTTATCATAAATCTTGGGGCAGTTACCTGGCTGGGGCCACGACTTCGACAACTATTGGGAATAAGCGAGACAAGTCTTTTGGCCGAGACCTTATTTTGTTTGAAGATAACCGCACAGGTTTCCCTCGTGGGTACGGAGGAAGTTCGTTTATTATTCCTCTCGAAACCGGCGGTTTATCGTCTAGATTCCAATCTTCTCAAAGCTCAGTTAGCGCATCTTTGCCTCTCGGTATTCCATTAGATTCGTCAATAACGGCATCGGCTGACGCTTCTGCGACATTGGCTTTGATCGTAAATCTAGAGGCTGCGCTTACTGCATCCGGTTTAATTACAGACGCACAGCTTGCGATTATCGCGCAAATGACCGCTAGCATTTCAGCAAGTGGAACGGTTACGACTGCAGACCTTGGGAATATTCTGAACATGGCAGCGGGTTTGTCGGCCAATGGAACACTAACGACTACTGATTTAATTACTTTGATTAATATGTCGGCAGATATTTCAAACGCTGCTGATGGCCTGACTGCTGCTGGTATTTCTACAGAGCTACTCGACTCTCAGGATATTGAGACTGGATACTCGATGCGAGAAGCTTTGAGGATCATTTTGTCTGCTGTCGGCGGTAAAGTTTCAGGAGCTGAGACGACGACAATCACGTTTAGGAACGTTACTGATGACAAAGACAGAATCGTTGCAACAGTCGATGCGAATGGAAATAGATCAGCGGTGACTTTAGATGTTTCCTAAATCTTATTTTGCACCGTCGTATTTTGCTCCGCTATACTGGCCTCCTGTCGGTGATATTATTATCGTTGAACCAACTAATTTGTTCCCATACCCAATTTTTAGAAGGATGCGCAGATGAAGCCTTTTGTTAATAACGCAGCTAATCAAGATCAAATTAAAAACGCTGAGATTAAATCAAAATTAAATCAGGATCAAGTGGACGCTGATTTGAGGTTTCTCCTCTCAACTGATCAAGGACGCCGGTATATTTGGAGAGTCCTTGAGGTGTGCGGTATTTATAAATCTTCATTTACTGGATCAAGCGAAACTTTTTTCCTTGAAGGCCAGCGGAATGTGGGCCTAAAATTATTATCAGATATTATGAGGGTGGACCCTGATTCGTACATAAAGATGTATAAGCAATCTAGGAAAGATTGACATCGATGACCAAGGGAGTGGTTGAGTGTCAGACGTAATACCCGTATCTGCTACAGAATCAACGAGCGCAGATCCGATATTTAAACAACCTGAACAAATAGAAAAACCAGCAGAGACCCCGCCAGCCGTTGAGCCGGTAAAGGTTGAAGCTGAAAAAGTTGTAAATGCCGAAGAAAGCAAGCCAAGCGCAGTGCCTGAAAAGTACGAGCTTAAACTTGATGACGGTTCGCTATTAAATGCCGAGCAACTTGCAAAGATCGAATCCTATGCAAAGGATAAGAAACTAACGCAAGAGCAAGCTCAAGAGCTAGTTAATAGGGAGAGTGCAGCTGTAAGCGATTTCTATTCAAAGCAAGTTCAAGAGTTTGAAAAAGTCAAAACACAATGGATTGATGAGATCAAAAAAGATCAAGAGATTGGCGGCGATAATTTTGCAAAGACTGCAGAATTAGCAAAGCGAGCTGTTGATAAATTTGCAACTCCTCAATTTAAAGAACAGCTAGAGCAAACAGGTTACGGTAATCACCCAGAACTAGTCAGGGTTTTTGCAAGAATCGGTAAGCTTATGGCTGACGATAGAATGGTTGTACCATCTGCTAACAATTCAGGGGCAAAATCATTCGAAGAAGTATTTTACGGAAAACAAAATTAACTTATAAAAAGGAGTTTATCATATGGCTACATTAGGAGCTAACGCATTAACACTAGCGGATTGGGCAAAGCGCCTTGATCCAGACGGCAAAGTACCATCGATCGTGGAGCTTTTGTCACAGAATAACGAAATTATCCAGGACATGGTTTTCGTCGAAGGAAACTTACCAACTGGCCACAGAACAACTGTCCGCACAGGATTGCCAACTGTTGCATGGAGACTGTTGAACCAAGGTGTTCAGCCTTCGAAATCAACAACTGCGCAAGTTGATGAGCAGTGTGGTAAATTGGAAGCATGGTCAGAAGTTGACGTTGAGCTTGCGAAGCTTAATGGAAACGCGCCAGCATTCCGATTATCAGAAGCTCAGGCGTTCATTGAGGCAATGAATCAAGAATTTGCTTCTACTTTGTTTTATGGAAATGCAGGTCTTGCGCCTGAAGAGTTCACAGGTTTGTCTATTCGTTACTCAGACCCTGCAGCAACTAACGGACAAAACGTTCTTGATGCTGCTGGTGCGGGTTCAGATAATACATCAATCTGGCTTATTTGCTGGGGCAATCAAACCGTTCACGGTATTTTCCCTAAAGGTTCTAAGGCTGGACTTAGTCATGCAGATCATGGCGAAGTTACTGTCGAGACAACTGNNGCGGCGTTGCTGTTACGGACTGGCGTTATGCGGTTCGTATCGGTTCAATCGACGTGTCTAACTTGGTTGCAAAATCAAGTGCGGCTGATTTGATCGAGCTTATGATTAAAGCGATGCACAGGATACCAGCGTTGGGAATGGGTAAATGCGCGTTTTACATGAATAGAACCGTTAAACAAATGCTTGATATTCAACGTCGAGATGATGTGATTACAGTAAGTGGTTTGGTCTATAACGAAGTTGACGGGAAACTTATCCCATCATTCCGCGGTATTCCAATCAGAACTTGCGACGCGATTCTTGAAACAGAAGCTGCAGTTTAATTTTAACTAAATAGGAGAATTTTATGATTATTGATTCACAACATTTATTTTCAGACGCCCAGGCCTTAACGGTCACTGCGGCGTCAACAAATTTAATCGACCTAGGAGCTGAAAGAAAAATCGGAGTAGGTGAACCGATGGCCGTCGTAATTGCTTGCGACGTTGCTCTTGCCGGAACCTCGCCAACTTTCGTTGCAACGTTGCAGTCTGACGATAACTCTGGGTTTTCATCTGCAGCAACAGTGATTGCGTCAGCTTCGCAATCTTCTTTTGCAGCTGGTGCTAAGTTGGTTATCCCATTACCTCAAGGTAATACTGAGAGATATGTTCGTTTGAACTATACTCTTGGTGGGACTTCTCCAACAATTACAGTAACGTCTTTCTTGCAGCCGATGAGCATGATCCAGAACGATGTTGTTTACGCTGACGGAATCACTATTTCTTAATTAGGAGTTTATAGACATGGCTAAAGTACAAGTAAAAGCTTTAAGATTAGGCTACTACAACCACAAGCGACAAAGGGAAGGGTCTGTCTTTCACATGGAAGACGGCGAGTTCCACAAGGACGCAAAAGGTAAGCCGGTCTTTCCATCATGGGTAGAGCCTGTTGGAAAAAAGAAATATGTAGAGGTTGAAGAACCTGAGAAAAAGTTAGAAAATTTAGACGACGATGTTATCTAAAAAAGATGGGGAGCTAAAAACTCCCCATCAAATTGTGAGGCCAAATGAGTAAAGCAAGATTTGATTTTAATACAAATTATGAAACAGTGGCAGCGTCTCAGTCTGATCAAGTAATTGGTTCAACTGGCGCAACAGGTGATTTGCTTGAAAGAGTAATTGTAAGCGTTGCAACTTCTGCGACTGGCACTTGCTCGATTAAAGATGGGTCTGGCTCTGCGATTGTTTTAACTGCGGCAAATACTCCTATTGGAGTTTATACAGTTGAGCTAGGTGCGAGATCGTCTGGCGGTGCATGGAAAGTGACAACTGGTGCAGGGGCCACGGCGATTGCTGTTGGTAAATTCACTTAATGGCATCCAAAACAGATGTCTGTAATATGGCCCTATCACATCTTGGTATCTCGAAAGAGATAGCTAATGTCGATACCGAAAGATCTCAGGAGGCTAATGCTTGTCGTAGGTTTTACGATACTGCAAGACAGGCTGTTCTTAAAGATTACTCATGGCCGTTTACAAGCAAGTTTTTTGCTTTGAATTTAATCGAAGAAAATCCTAATGACGAATGGGTTTACTCATATCGATATCCAAACGACTGCTTATACGTTAGGCGCATATTGTCTGGGTTTCGAGAAGATACCGAGGCAACTAAGATCGTTTACAAGATCGCTCAGGATGACACTGGGTTTTTGATTTATACCGATAAAGAAAACGCAGAAATTGAATACACTGTCGATTTTGAAAATGAGGACTTATTTCCAAGCGATTTTATTTTAGCTCTGTCGTTTAGGCTTGCGGCTTACATAGCTCCAAGAATTACTGCAGGTGACCCGTTTAAGCTTGGTGATAAAGCTTATCAAGCGTATATGCTAGAGGTCAGCAGAGCGTCGGCAAACGCATTTAATGAAGACAAAAACACAACTCCGCGTGATACTGAATCAATAGCAGCAAGGGGATAGAATGTTAAAAAATATGGCTATTAAAAAAAAGATGATGGCTCTTGGTGATGAGGTCGTTCCTAATGTTGGGTTCTCTAACAAAGGGATAAGTGACGAATCATCAGAAGAAAAAGAATACCCATATTGTTTAAGATTGTATCTCGGGCCTGATGAATTATCTAGCCTTGGGATTGAAAAGCTCCCAGAGCTTGGATCTGTTTTGCAAATTTTGGCGTCTGCTAAAGTATGTGAATTAAAATCAGATGAGAAATATGGCAACAGTTTGGTTTTACAAATCACTGACATGGCTGTTAAGTCAGCCGGTCAAGAGAAGAAAGATCCAAGTGTTGCACTGTACGGAGAAAACAAGGAGGATTAAGCATGTCTTCTTTGATGCAAAAGAGTTTTTCGGGTGGCGAGTTTTCACCGGCTCTTTATTCAAGAACTGATTTAGCTAAATATCAGACGGCTCTTAAGCAGCTAAGAAATATGTATGTGATGAGACACGGCGGCGCGCAGAATCGCGGCGGCACCCAGTACGTTCATGAAGTGAAAGACTCGACTAAGCTTGTCCGGCTAATTCCTTTTATTTTTAATCAGTCACAGACTTATATTCTAGAGTTTGGTGACCAATATATGAGAGTTATTAAAAATGGTGAGCTGCTCAAAAATGCGTCTCAGGCTATCTCGGCGATTACAAATGCAAACCCTTGCGTTTTAACTTATGTTGGCGCAGATAGTTATGCGAATGGCGATCAAGTTTATATCTCTGGAATAACCGGAGCCATTGGAACTTATTTGAATAATCGCACTTTCAAAGTTGCCGGAGTCAATACCGGCGCAAATACGTTTCAGTTAAACTATTTAGACGGGACTGCTGTTAACTCTACAGCGTTCGGATCGTACACGTCCGGCGGGACGGTAGAAGAAATTTATGAAATTGCAACGCCTTACCTTGAGGCTGATCTTGCGCAAATTAAGTATGTTCAGTCTGCCGATGTTGTAACTCTAGTTCATCCAAGTTATGCGCCTAGAAATTTAGCAAGAACCGGAGACACGTCTTGGACACTTGGATCGCTTACGTTCGACAGTGCCATTGATTATCCTTACAATATTGCAGCATCACAGAACGGGACGACTGGATCAACTGTTTATAAATACACAGTGACCTCGTTTGATCCGTTAACAGGTCAAGAGACTCCGCTTAAGGCTGTTCCTCCAAGTGGTTCATATTTGGCCACTGTTTCAAATGGTAATGCCACTTTATCTGCGACGAATAATATCACAGTCACTTGGTCGGTAACGAACACCTATGGTTATGCAACGGCAGACTTAGAGTTTAACGTGTACCGAGAAGATAATGGAGTTTATGGATTCATAGGAACCGCATCGGGTGTTGCGTCGTTTGTAGATAGAGGGGCGTCTGATCCTGATTTGACGGATACACCACCCAGGATAGTTGAAGATTTTAATGCGACTGATGATTACCCAAGCACAGCAACTTATTATCAGCAACGTTTGGTTTTGGCGAATACGAACAATGATATTGAAAAAGTGTTCTGCTCTAAGACTGGAAACTTTTACGATTTTTCGACATCATCGCCGGTACAGGATGATGATGCAGTGATATTCAATTTATCTGGAAAACAAGTGAACAAAGTTAATCATGCGGTGGATCTTGGGACCCTATTGCTGTTCACCGAATCTGGCGAGTATTCTTGTAACGGTGACGGGGCGGGAACACTTACGCCAAGTGCTATTAATGCGCGTCAGTCATCTTATAACGGATCATCATCTTTACTTGCACCGATTGTGATAGGTAACTCAGCGGTTTACGTTCAGGCTCGTGGTAACAATGTAAGAGATATCAATTTTAAATTTGAATCATCTAATTATGTTGGTGATGAATTATCGATTTACTCATCCCATTTATTTGACGATTACAGCTTAACGGACTGGGCTTATCAACAAATACCTCATTCTATTTTGTGGATAGTTAGGGATGACGGAAATTTGCTAGGATGTACTTACGTTAAAGAACAGCAGATGCTTGCTTGGCACAGGCACGATTTTGAAAATGGAACCGTTGAAAACGTCTGTTGTGTACCAGAGGGTTCAGAGGATATTTTATATTTAACAATTTTAAGGGTGATCGATGGGCGCGAGGTTAGATACATTGAGCGCATGTCGTCTAGAAAAATCGTTGATGTTAAGGACGTTTCTATTTTGGACTCGTTTTTAAGTTACGATGGAAGGAATGAGACCGCGACAACTATGACATTAAGCGGATCTGGCTGGACTTACACTGACACGTTAACTTTAACAGCATCGGCAAGCTCATTTGTAGCTAGCGACGTTGGCAATCAAATTCAATTATTTGATACTGATGGTTCGGTGATTAGATTCACAATTGATGCATATACAAGCGCCACCGTGGTGACTGGACGGCCTAATAGAAATGTGCCCGTAGGATTACAGTCCGTTGCAACTACTGACTGGTCAAGGGCTGTTGATACGATATCAGGGTTATGGCACTTGGAAGGCGAGACGGTTAGCGTGTATGCAGATGGACTTGTTGTAGCTAATCCGAATAATGAATCATATACAATGGTTACGGTGACGAATGGTCAGATCACATTATCAGAGGCGTATGCTGTTATTTACGTTGGGATTCCGATCACAGCAGATTTAGAGACGTTAAATATTGATAGCCCTGGATCTAATACAATGATCGATAGGGCAAAGTTAATTTCAAAAGTAACCTTATTTGTTGAGAAGACTCGCGGAGTTTGGGCAGGAACAAAACAGCCTGACGAAACTGTTGATTTCCTTGATGGGTTAAATGAACTTAAAATTAGAGAAGATGAAAATTATGACGAGAGTGTTGATCTTGAGACTGATTCGGTTGATATTATTACAGAGTCAACGTGGAATAAAAACGGCAGAGTTTTCCTTAGACAAACTGATCCTGTGCCTATGACTGTTTTGTCTATTACACCAAGCGGGTTAATCCCGTTTGTTTCACCGGGAGGGGCATAGATGGCAGCGGGTGCAGCCGTTATTGGCGGCTTACAATTAGCTAGTGCTTATGGCCAATCTCAAACGATGTTAGCACAAGCCGATTATCAAAAAAGAATGCTAGATATTAATGCAAGAAATTCAGATATGGCTGCAGATAAAGCTATCGAGCGCGGCGATATCGAAGCATCAAATTATCAGAAGAAAGTTAAACAAGTCGCTGGATCTCAAAGGGCTGGATTTGCTTCTCAAGGCGTCCAGGTTGACAAAGGATCGGCGGCTGAAATAGTTGCAGAGACATACGACATCGGCGCACAGGACGTGATTAGCATCAAAAACAACGCGTTTCTTGAGGCGATGGGATACAAGCAGCAGGCGTTTAATTATGCACAGCAAGGCCGAGTTGCTCAGATTAGTGCGACATCACAGGCTGGTCAGACTTTGGTTGCTGGCGGTTTACAGGCTGCAAATACAGCCTACTCTGCTTATGGCCCAAAAGGTGGGGGTAAATAATGCCTACAGTTCCAAGACTTGAACAAAGAGTCGGATTGGCTAACGTTCCAAATCTTAATGTAAACACTGACGCACCAGCGGCGGCTTTCGGATCTGGGCAGAAAGCAGTTTTTGACGCTGCGATTGGTATAGCTGAAAAAGCTAAAAAGGATGCCGATCAGCTGGCGATTATGGAGGCCGACAGGAAACTATCAGAGGCTGAGACTAATTTATTATATGATCAGCAGAATGGTATTTTTAATAAAAAAGGCGCTGACGCATTTGGCTTGCCTGAGTTTGTTAATACTGAATATTCAAAACAAGCAAAGGCTATTGAAGACAGCCTTGCTACAAATGAGCAAAAAGCAGCGTTTAGAGAAAGGGCTTCGGGACGATACCAAGATGTTAATCGTCAGGTCATGCGTCATGTTGGCGAAGAAGTTAAAAGATATGATGACGACAAGACTCAGGCTTATATTACAACCGAAACAAACGCAGCCATAAAAGCTTATCATGATCCAGAGATTGTAGCTAGATCGATTATGAATCAGAAAACCGCAATCGCAGCTTATGGCGACAGACACGGTTTGCCTGCTGAACTTATTAAGCAGAAAATAGAAGCTGCCGAAAGCTCCGTGCATAAGAATGTTATTGGACGAATGCTTACGAATGGTGATGATATTTCGGCGCAAAATTATTTAAACAACAATAGAGATTTTATTACCGGCGCAGATATTGAGCAGGTCGAAAAAGAAGTAGAAGGCGGCTCAATCAGGGGAGAGTCACAACGTATTGCAAACAGTTTGATTTCAAAAGGCGTTGGAATGAGCCAAGCAATTGCAGAGGTTAAAGCTATGGATATTAAAAATCCGAAGCTGTATGACGCTGCGATTGATAGAGTTAAAATGGAATATTCAATCAAAGACGCCGCAAAAAGATACGACACTGAGCAGACTCAGATTTCGTTGATGAATCAAATCGATAAAGGAATGTCATTTGATCAGGTAAGGAATAACCCAGCGTGGTCAAAGTTTGACGATAATTCTAGAAAAAGTTTAATCTCATACGCCAAACAAAAGGCAGAGGGTAAGCCGATTCAAACAGACTGGCAGTCATATTATGATCTTAGGACATTGGCAGAGAACCCAAAAACTAGAGAGAAATTTCTAGAGACTAACATATTAGAGTATAGAAATTCATTGTCTGATTCTGAGTTTAAGGAAATGGTGAAACTTCAGACCGGATTAAGAAAAGGCGATTCTAAAGCAGGCGCACAGCTTGATGGATATCGAACTGACTCACAGGTGGTTAATGATGCACTTGCTGGCGCCGGAATAAAAGATAAAGAAAAGTCTGCAAAATTTAGGGCTGCTGTTGATTCAGAGGTCCGTTTGTTTCAAGAAAAAACTGGTAAGAAAATAACTAATCCAGAATTGCAATCCATAACTGATAATATGTTAACTAAAGTTATCACTAAAAAGGGAATGCTATGGGATAGCAAGTCAATGAAATTTGAAGCTGAAGACATTGTTGACGTTGAGATTTCAGACATACCAAAATCAGAGAGAGCTAAAATTGAGGATACATTAAAACGTAGAGGTATATCAGTTAACAATGATGCCATCGTTGAATTGTACGTTAAAAAATTAAAATCAAAGTAGGCGATAAATGAACGAATATGATGAGTTAATTGATGGAGAAAAAAAACAATCTAACGAATACGATTCGTTTGTTCCATCAAAGCAAGACACTGCTGTTGAATTAAAGCAGTCGGCGTTTGTCGCAAAAGATAAGATGCCAGATGATCACGCAAAGAAAGTGAAGCTTGCCGACGAAATGAACTTACCTGTGGATTTCGTTGAGAGAAATTACGACAAGTTATTTAAAGAAAAAGAAAGTTCACAGCTTGAAAGCGAATATGACGCTATAATTAACAATAGCCCAAAACTTGCGGAGTGGCTGAAAGACCCGAATAACGCTGCGATTTCTAAAGATGACCTATCAAGTCTAAGTGCAATTGAGTCAGTTAATCGCGATCATGGATTTTGGTCTGAGGCGCGCTCGGAAGCGGGATGGCGTCAGTTAGCGGTGGGCTTACAAAGCTTCCGGCATACGCTGGAAACTTATCTCTTATTCCATCAAATATAGTTAGGCGATCACTTGATATGCCAGAGGTCGCGTACTCAGGTGATAACGTTATATCTGATTACTACAAAGGTGAGGGCGAGAAATTTCAGACGCTATCTCCTACGGCTCAGAAATCTGTTTCTGATGAAATTGCAAAAGGTAATTATGCAAACGCTGGGAAGGCGATGGCGCTGCAGGTTATTCAAAGCGCTCCGACTCAATTAATGATATTGGGTTCAGCGTTCGCAGGAGTTCCAAACGTTGGTCTTGGAATCGCTGGCGGCTCGGTCGCTGCTGAAAAATCATCTGAGTTAATATCTCAAGGAGTGTCACCATTACAGGCAACGTCTGTCGGATCTGTTCACGGTACAATTGAGGCGGCATTTGAAAGTCTTGGAACTTTGGGAATATTGAAGACCTGGGAAAATTCGATTGCAAAAGAGTTTGGGAAAGAAACGTCTCGTGAGGTCGTTAAAGCTTTTGGCAAAACATTAGCTTACTCAATGATGGCAGAAGGTAACGAGGAGGCGGCAACAAGCATAGCTCAGGATTTTACTGATTACATTACTGGCGTTAACCCTGATGCCATGAATGGATCTATTCAAAGAGCAATAGATGCGGGTCTAGTTGGGGCAGCGAGCGGCGGACTAATGACATCACCGACTGGTATAGGTATTGGTATTCAGAGACAGTCTGAAATAAGAAATGCCAAGCTTGCAAAAGAAACTTATTTGTCAATAGGTGACGCTGCAAAAGATTCTAACCTTAGAAAAAGATTGCCTGAAAAATATCAAGAGTATGTCGATTCAGCAACTAAGGACGGCCAAGCATCAGAGGTTTATTTGCCGATTGAAGGAATGGAGACATACTTTCAAAAAAAGGGTATAAATCCAATAGAGGCCGCGCAGACTCTTGGCATATCTAAAGAGTATTCAGAAGCAAAAGAAACTGGGCAAGATATTAAAATACCTATTTCTACTGTTATCAATAAGCTTATAGATACTGAGCACTATGAAGGTCTAGCTAATGACATTAAGTTTAATCCAGAGGCGAAGACTGTTAATGAAGTCTCTCAAGAAAAGATAAATGACGAAGAGTTAAATGCTGAGATCCTTGCTGAATCAGAAGCAAAGCCTGTTACGTTTGACGATAAGGTTTCAAAAATAGGGCAGAGTGTATCGGCTCAATTAAGAGATGCAGGTCATTCTTATAAAGATGCGAATGCACAAGCTAAATTGTATGAGGCTTTTTTTAGGACACAGTCTGAAAATTCAGGCATAGCTCCTGATGAGTTATTCTCGAAATATAATTTACAGATTTCAAAAAGTGAGTCTCCGTCTGAAGTAGTTGATGAGTCTGTTTTGAATCAGTTTAAACTTAAAACTGGTCTACTGCTGGTTCCAAAATTATTACAAGATGGGTCTACTCAAATCGGCGATCCTGCTGATGGCACAAGCTTAAATACAAAATTAAATCAAGATGATGGCTCTTACGTTGTTAATGATTTGAAAATTAAAAACATGAACCTAGCATCTGATATTCTAACAGTGCTAGAAAACGCAGCTCAAAATAAGGGTGCAAATAAAATTATTGTCCCAGCGTCTGCATTAACCGGCGTCGCGTTTGATAAAGCAATTGGCGCTCTTGAAGGTAATGGGTTTAAGGCCGAAAAAATAAACGGCGAAACTATGATGACCAAAGCTGTTGAGGTTAAGTCTGTTCTGAAACAAGATACTCAAGGCCAAATAAGATTTGGTAAAGATCGCCAGTTTAAAATAGATCTGTTTCAGGCTGCAGATAAATCGACTTTCTTGCACGAATCAGCGCATTTCTTTTTGGAAGTAATGGGAGACATCTCAGAATCATCTGATAAAGCCAAGTCTGATTATGCTCAGATGTTAAACTTCCTCGGCGTTGAAAGCAGAGATCAGATCAAAGTTGAGCATCATGAAAAATTTGCAAGAACATTTGAGGCATATTTATTAAACGGCAAAGCTCCGACTTCAGAGCTTCGCCGTGCGTTTAATACTTTCAAAATATGGCTTACAAATATTTATAAAGATTTCATTGGTCTATCTAGGTCTGCTGGTGAAGAAATAAAACTCTCGCCAGAGATTACCGACATCATGGATAGAATGCTTGCGACTCAAGAAGAGATCGACGCAGCTCTTGGGCGCATGGGCGGCGAAATTATGCTTGGTGACCCGCGAGCAGCTGGCATGACTGAAGAACAGACTTACGAGTATTTATCGGCTGCAGAGTTTGCAAGGATGGATGCTGTTGAGCGCCTAGACGAGAAGCTTTTGAAGGAAGTCATCAGAAAACAAGACGCTGCTTACAAGAATAAATATGATGAAATATATGAGCAAGAAATGAAAGACGCTCTTGAGAAAACAGAATTCAAGGTAATTGCTGCGATTAAAAATGATTTTAAATTATCTAAACCAGTGATTGAAAAATCATATCCTGTATTCAAAAATTATCTGCCGCACGGATCTACTAAAGTCGAGGCAGGTCTTCATCCTGATTTCGTAGCTGGTATGTTTGGCTATGAAAATGGTCAGGCAATGTTGCAAGCTATAGCTCCTTATCGTCGTGGTATAGACGATTATGTAAAAACTCAAGTCGCGACAGAGATGAAGATAAAATTTCCAGAGTTATTAGAATCGCCTGAGCTGTCTGCTGAAGCACTAAAGGAAGCCCACAACGATAAACGTGGGCAGCTGAAAAGAATGGAACTTGAGTATTTGGCCAAAAATGATCCGAATGTTCTTAAGAATGTGGCGAGCGCCTTAATAAAAAGATTGCCAAAAGCTCAAGCAGTGAAAGAACAAGCGGTCAGTATTATTTCAACAAAGAAAGTTTCAGAGTTAAAGCCTAATATATATTTAGCAGCAGAAAGAAAGTACGCGAGAGAAGCATCGGCGCAGTACGTTAAAGGAAATTTTGAGGCGGCATTTGAGGCTAAAAGAAAAGAATATCTAAATTTTGAATTATACAGAGCTGCGCAGGAAGCTAAGGACGATGTAAAAAAACAGGTTAAGAACTTCAAGCGATTGTTTAAGTCAGATGAAAACCTAGCCAAAAGTCGAGACGTTGATTTGGTTAATGCTGGCCGTGCGATACTTGCGTCTTATGAGTTGGCTCGCGCCGATAAAACTGCAGATGAATACCTGACTAACTTAAAGTCTTATGATCCTGAAAAATATTCTGTTGTTAGTTCAATAGTGAATTCAGCAACTGAGGGAGCTGACAATTATTCAGATGTCCCATATTCTCAATTTCAAAACATGTCAGACGCCGTTAATGCATTGTGGGATTTAGCTAGATCCGAGAATAGAATTAAAGTTGACGGCGAATATATTGAGAAGAAAGACGCTCTTGAAATGTTATCTAATCGTGCTGCGGTTTTATCTGGCGGCAAGGCGCTTCCTGGATACAACAAAGCAATTACCGATGGCGAGCGCAGAGGATTCCAGTTCATGGGCGCTCTTGCTAGATACAGAAAGATCGAACATTGGGCCTATGCGTTTGACGGCGGCGATATTAACGGTCCAGCAACTAGACTTATCGTTAGGCCAGTGATCGAAGCTCAGACTCAATTTGATCTAAAGAAGGTCGATGTTTATAAGAAACTAGAAGAGATTTCTAAGGACTTGAATATTGATAGCAAGAAATCTTATCAAGCTGACGAGATCGGATATACGTTTAAAAATAAGCAAGAACTTCTACATGCTATCTTGCACACAGGAAATGAATCGAATTTAGAAAAGTTGTTACTCGGTAGAAATTGGGGATTTAAAAACGAAGACGGTTCGCTTAGTTCTAACCGATGGAATTCGATGATCGATCGCATGATTGGCGATGGGACTCTTACGAAGGCTGATTTTGATTTTGTTCAAAATGTTTGGGACTTAAATGAATCACTAAAGCCAGAGGCCCAAAAAGCTCATAAGGCTAGATATGGGTTTTATTTTAATGAGATAACTGCAAAACCATTTTCAAATAAATTTGGAGAATATCGCGGCGGTTATATGCCAGCGATTGCAGATAAAGAAATGAGTTTGGACGCGTCCATACGCGCAGACAAAAACGCTATTGAGGGAGTTAATAACTCGTTCATGTTCCCGACGACTGGCAGCGGGTTTGCTAAAGCAAGGGTTGCAAATTACCATGCGCCTCTAGAATTAAACTTAAATAAAATTGCAGGACACATAGGCCAGGTATTAAGATTTACTTATATCGAGCCAGCAATAAACGATGCTGCAAAGATTGCGAATTCTAAAGAATTTAAAAACAGCATGGCGACTGTCGATCCTAAAATTATTAGCGATGCGATTATTCCTTGGCTGCAAAGGTCGGCAGCGCAAAGGCTTGTTGTTCCTGGCGCAAACGCAGGCGTTGATAAGCTTCTAACTGCGTTGAGAAAAAATTCAAGTATGCAATTTATGGCTGTGAATGTTGCCAACTGGTTTCAGAATACGACTGGCATGTTTCAGGT